CAAGAAGCCTTCGAACAGGCCGAAAGACTCGGCCTGCGCCAAGTTGACTTCAACGCCATCAAGGCCCTGCCTGCCCCCGATCAGGAACTGATCCGCCGTGCCACCGAAGAGGCCCAGAGTCGTGACGAAGTGCTGGACCTGCTGCAAGAGCTGGCGTCCCGGCACGCCAAGGAAAAAGAGACTCTGACCAAAGAGCGCGACGAGGCCACCGCCAATAGCGAAGCCAAAGAGCGCCTGATTGCGGACAAGGATGCCAAGATCAACTCGCTGACCGTGAAGGCAGGGCAGAAAGTGGTGGCGGATACCGACTGGCCAGACGCCTTGATTCCGCTGTGCGACCAGCTCGCCGCCTGCAAGCGCGAGATTGACCACGCCTTCAGCAAGCTGGAAACAGCGCGGATTGCGGTGTTGCAACTCGACATGCCCGAAGACCAGCGCCCCAAGTTTGAGGCCGCCCTAAAGCATGTGGCCGAGGTCTATGCCAGCGCTTTGGTCAGCGCCGAGCGGCACTACCTCAAAGATCAGGTGGTGTTTGCGCAAACCCTGGGTGCATACCTTGAAATGGATGAGGTGTGACATGCCAACCATCCTTCAGCCCCGTTGGTTGCTCCTCAAAGTCATGGCCATGGACAGCATCGACAGTGCCAGCACCTATGCCGACGCAATAGGCGCAACTGTCGATCGTGACAAAGGCGATCTCATCAACATCCACCTTGGCAAGGCCGAGAGCGCCATCGAGTGGATGGGCGAGCTGCTGGCTCATTACAAGCAGACGCTGGACACAGTGGCCGTCGCACTGATCCAAACAGGCAAGGACATTCAGGCCGACCCGAATGTAACAGCCGCGTTAGAAGCGCTCTATGAAGTCCAGTCGGACTATATGGACGGTCTGGCATTAGGCGATAGCGACCGTCCGGGGGAGTGAACCATGACGACAAAGGCCCAAGTCCTACCCCCCGATCTGCTGCAAGACCTGCTTGCCTTGCAGCAGCAGATCAGCGCGTCAGCCCACGGCGCAAAGGGCAAACTCATTGCGGCGTTCGCACAGGCGCGGCACACCTCTGCCCATACCGTCTACAAGTGGCTGGCCCTGTATGCAGGTTACAGCAGTGGCCGCAAAAAACGGGACGATGCAGGCACCACCCGCCTGCCGGATGAGACGTTGAACTTCATCGCCGCCAGCGTTAATGAGAGTGTGCGCAACAACGGCATCTCCACCAAGCCCATTTGTGTCGCCATGAATATCGCCCACGAAAACGGATTAACAGTCAACGTGAGCGAGGGCCGTATCTCCGCCCTCATGCGCGCCAAACGGCTGGATGTGTCCGCCCAGTCCACCGCCCGCAACCACCAGAAAATGCGCAGCCTTTACCCCAACCATGTACATCAGATCGACCCCTCGCTGTGCCTGATCTACTACATGGGGGGCCGCCAGCACATGATGCGGGAGCAGCAGTTCAACAAGAACAAGCCTGTCTCCATAGAGAAGGTCAAGCTCAAGGTCTGGCGTTATGTCCGCTACGACCATGCCAGCGGCAGCATTGATGTCCGGTATTTCGAGGCGGCGGGGGAGAACCAGCACAGCCTGTTTGAGTTCTTGCTGCACACCTGGGGCCGCTTTGAAAGCCGCCTCTCCCACGGAGTGCCGGAAATCTTGCTGTGGGACAAGGGCAGCGCCAACACCAGCGCGGGCATCAAGCGAATGCTGGACGCCCTCGGCGTAAAGCACGAAACCCATGCCACCCACCATGCATGGGTCAAGGGTGGAGTGGAATCTGGCAACTGGATTGTAGAGCGTCATCTTGAAAGCCGCCTCAAGGACGAACCTGTCACCAGCATCGAACAGCTCAATGCCAGCGCCGCCAAGTGGGTGCGCGACTACAACGCCAACAACATCACGCATGTGGATTGCCGTATTTGCCGTGATGACGGTGTGCCGCATGTGCGTGATGACCTCTGGAACCTGATCGCGCACCATCCCCACGTCCTGCGCGAAATGCCGGGGCGTGAGGTATGCGGCTACTTTATGCGCGGCAAGGAAGAAACCCGCGTCATCCGCGACGGACACATCAGCTTTGTGCACCCGCTCTCTGGCAAGAGCGAGAGCTACAACCTGCAAGCCTGGGCCAAAGAGTTTGCCAACGGCGAAAAAGTTCTGGTCAGCCCCATGCTGCTGGGTGAATGTGTGGTGCGCATCGAGATAGACCGCTTTGGGAAAGAGCCTTTGCAGGTTGAGGTGGAGGCCGTGCGCAACTTCGACAACTTTGGCAGGCCCCTGGCTGCCACGGTCATCGGGCAGGAGCGCCGCCAAGCGCCCCACACGGCAGCCACCGAAGCTAGCAAAGTACTGGCGCAGGCTGCCTATGGCGCAGGCGCGTCGCTGGAAGATGCCGAAGCGGCCCGCAACAAAAACGTCAGACCGTTCCAGCACCTCAACGAAGGGCGTGGCGTCATTGCCCACTCCCACCTTGGCAAAACCGAATTGCCGCAACGCCTGCTGCCAACGGCTCAGATACTCAACACACCAGAAGTGGCGGCAGCGCGTGGCGCCCATGTTGAGGTGGCCCCGCTCAATCAGGTAGAGGCCGCCAAGCAGATCAAATCCCGTCTTGGTGATGCCTGGCAGCCCATCCATTTCCAGTGGCTGGCCCAGCGCTTTCCTGATGGCGTTCCCCCAGAGCAGATCGACCGCATCGTGGCCGAACTCTCCGGCCCCGCTGCCGCGCATAAGCAGCCGTTCAAAGTGCTCACAGGGGGCGCGTCATGAAGCTGAAGCAATGGTTGGTCAAGTGCAATGTGAGGCAAAAAGCGCTGGCCCAGGCCATCGGTTTGTCTCCCGCCAGCGTGGCGCAACTGGTCAACCACCACCAGTGGCCCAAAAGCATCGACGCGGAGCAGATCAAGAAGAAGGTGCGGGAGTTCATGCAGGATCACGGCGCCAGCCAGACCGACATGGACACCGCGTTTGAAAGCGCGGAACCGGAGCGCTGTAACGCCCCGGTCCCGCAAGTTGAAGCAACCCCAGAAACCCCAACAGAAATCACTGAGGAGGAAGTTATGTTACTACGCAGACAGGGCCTGTTGCCACAGGCTAGAAAACACTTTGGTCTATTCCGCGATCCGTTTGCCGAGGATGTGCAATCCCATGACGATGTTTTCGTCAGCCCGGATATCCGCTACGTGCGGGAGGCGATGTTTCAAACAGCCAAGCACGGTGGCTTCATGGCCGTCACCGGCGAATCGGGCGCGGGCAAGAGTACCCTGCGCCGCGATCTGGCGGATCGCATCGGGCGCGAATCCCAGCCCATCATCGTCATCGAACCCTACGTGCTGGGCATGGAGGATAACGATCAGAAGGGCAAGACCCTCAAGGCCCTGCACATTGCCGAGGCCATCCTCAACACCGTCGCCCCGCTGGAGCACGTCAAGCGCAGCCCGGAGGCCCGCTTCCGCCAGCTGCATAAGGTGCTGCGCGATTCCCGCCGGGTGGGCAACAGCCATGTGCTGATCATCGAGGAAGCCCATGGTCTCCCCATCCCCACGCTCAAGCACCTGAAGCGCTTCTTCGAGTTGGAGGACGGCTTCAAGAAACTGCTCTCCATCATCCTGATTGGCCAGCCGGAGCTGCGGCTCAACCTCTCCGAGAGCAAGCACGAAGTGCGCGAGGTGGTGCAGCGCTGCGAGGTGGTAGAACTGATGCCCCTCGACACCCGTCTGGAGGAGTACCTCAAGTTCAAGTTCGACCGCATCGGCACCCCGCTGTCCACGGTGATCGATGCGGGCGGCATCGACGCCATCCGTGCCAAGCTGACCATCTCCTCCAATCGCCGTGGCAGTGCGGACCGGGACACCGTCTCCCTGTTGTATCCACTTGCAGTCGGCAACCTGCTCACCGCCAGCATGAACCTGGCCGCCGAGATCGGCGCGCCCACGGTGAGTGCTGATGTAGTGCGGGAGGTGTGATGTGAGCGAGAACATGAAAAACGGCATCGCCCTCTTCTCGCTCCTGATCATCCTCGGACTGGTCGGCCATCTCGACTACGTGGATGAGATGAAGATGGAGCTGGCCCACAAGGAGAAGATGACCCAACTCGCAGCGGACTACTGCCTGCCGCGTCTGGGCCAGCACACGGTCATCGCTTGGCATCAGGCGGGCGATGAGGACCAGCTGGCCTGCGCCATCTACGAAGAGTCCAGCCAGGTCGGTGAACCCCGCGTGGTGCTGACCGAACCCGCCAAGGGGCTGGGCAGACTGGCGTTGTTCCAGGGGAGCAACTGATGCGCACCCGCTGCCCAACCTGCGGTTCCACCCTCTCGCTCGACGCCCTCGTCGCTCACGACGGGGCGCGGGAGGCGCTGGCCACGGCGTTCAAAATCTCTGGCCACTTTGGTTCGGCGGTGGTGCGCTATCTGGCGCTGTTCCGCCCCGAGACACGGGAACTGACCATGGACCGCGTCGCGAAGCTGCTGGGCGAGATCCTGCCCGACGTGCAGGCGCAGCGCATCAGCCGCGATGGGCATCTGTTCGAGGCCCCGCTGGAAGCCTGGATATGGGGCCTTGAGCAGACCGTTGACGCGCGTAATTCAGGCCGTCTGAAGCCCCCCCTCAAAACCCACGGCTATCTCTATGAGGTCATCAGCAGCTACCGCCCCACGGCGGGCCAAGTGGTCAATGGCGCACCCAACGCTGTCGTGGGCAAACAGGCATCGCGGACGCTGGCGGGTATTAGCGCCCTTGAGGAGTTCAAACATGGCGGCTAACTGGCTCCGTGCCGAGATCGCCACCGGCCTGCAAAAGCTGCTGGCCCTGCGTCTGACAGGCACTCCGCCGGAGGATGCCATCATCGGCACGGCGGAGGTCTGGCTGGAGGCCCTGGACCATTGCAACATCCAGTGGGTGGAGCACCTCGACCGCAAGCGGGTGCAACGCGCCTTCCAGACCCTGTTCCGCATCTGCGACCGCTGGCCCGCCCCCAAGCTGTTGCTGGACAACCTTGGCGTCCGCGACCCGCCCAAGGCGCTGCCTGCCCCCTCCATCACCCCGGAGGAGAGAGAACAGAACCGGGCCAAGCTCCGCGAAATCGCGGAGGAGCTGGCCAAGATCAAACGAATGCCCACTGGAGCAAAACATGAACGACCAAAACACACCCCCTGAAGGCTACCGCGCCGACGCCAAAGGCTGCCTGATCCCCGAGTCCATGATCAAACCGATTGACCGCGCCCGCGATGAGCTGGTGCAGGAGCTGACCCGGCAGGCCCGCATCGTCAGCGACGGCCTGCGCCAGTTCAAAACCCGCGTCTTCGCCGACATCAACGCCTTTGTCGAACTCTCCGCCGAGCAGTACGGCGTAACGCTGGGAGGCAAGAAGGGCAACCTCACCATCTATAGCTTCGACGGCAAGTACAAGGTACAGATCGCCATTGCCGAACACATGGTCTTTGACGAGCGCCTCCAGGCCGCCAAGCACCTGATCGACGAATGCATCATCGCCTGGTCCCAAGGCAGCCGCGCCGAAATCAAGGTGCTGGTGCAATCCGCCTTCCAAACCGACAAGGAGGGCAAGATCAACACCGGGCGGGTGCTGGCGCTGCGCCGCCTCGATATCCGCGATGAGAAGTGGCAGAACGCCATGCAGGCCATCGGCGAAAGCCTTCAGGTGATTGGCAGCAAGGAGTATGTCCGCTTCTACGAGCGCATCGGCAACACCGATCAGTACCAGCCCATCAGCCTTGATGTGGCGGCGGTGTGACATGGCCAAATCTACCGGCACCGTGACCATAAAACGCAGCCGCAACGGCACCACGATCCGGGCGACCGGATCGGCGGCGCAGGCACTTTTCGATGCGATGGTGAAGTCAGCGGAACAGGCCGCCTCTTCATCGGGGCGCATCAAAGACGAAAAGAAGAGCGGTGAGTAACCATGCCCCAGCCCTCCACTAACAACCGCCAACGCCTGATCCGTCTGATCCATGTCGCCCAAGGCGACCTGCGGATGGATGACGACAGCTATCGCACCGCGCTGGTCACGGCGGCCAACAAGAGTTCGACGACTGATATGACGGACGGTGAACTGGAGCGTGTCCTGTCGCACCTCAAGCGTTGTGGCTTCAAGGTGCGTTCAAAGCGCAAGCCCGCCAAGCCTGCTCACGCCCGGCACTCCCGCGCCATGGCCCATGCCCCGGTGGATACCAAGATTCGCGCCCTGTGGCTGTTCCTGCATCAGCTCGGGGTGGTGGATAACCCCTCCGAGGCGGCGCTCGCCGCCTATGTGAAGCGCATCACCAAGGTCGAGGCCCTTCAGTGGCTCGATGGCCACCAAACAGAGAGAGTGATCGAGAGCCTGAAGAAGTGGGCGATGCGCTTCCTGCCTGGGCAGGTCTCCGCGCTGACTCAGCAACTCTATGCCGCCATCGACTCCGGCGAGCTGCAACTGCCGCCGAAGACCGTCGCCGATCTGCACAATCTCATCATCGCCGCGCAGCGCCATGAGACCTTCAACCCCATGCAAAACGCATGGGAGGCGCTGACCAATGCACTGACACAAAGGGGGAAACCATGAGTAGACAGAAACAGCACCGCAGCCGTGGACCGGAGGTGCTGATCGATCTGGCCCAGAATGTCTCACGCTACCTGATGGAACTGATCGAACTGGATCAGGCGCGCGCCGAGCATGTAGGCCAGGAGATCGCCAACCGAATGGCAGGCCACTGGGGCGGCGAGTTGATCTACTTCCCCATCGGCACCGCCATCAAAATCTCCGCCCGCGACCTGGCGATCTGGAACGACTTCACCGGCGACAACCACCACGAGCTGGTGCGCAAGTATGGCGTGTCACTGCAATGGATCTACAAGATCGTGAAGGTCATGCGCCAGCATGATCGGCGTCAGGGTAGGTTGTTTCCCGATGACGAAGAAAGCGAAAGAGGCCGGGGCCGGTAGATATGGACAACAACATGAGCTTTGAATCCTTCACGACAGCTACAAACAGCGCGCCCCTGCACAAGGTTGCCGTCGACGGGTCTATCACCATCTCTGGACGCAAGTACTACGCGGATGAACTGATCCACTACATCGGCCAGCACGTCAAAGCGTTCATCGATCTCGAAGGTGCCGACGCCGTATGTTTTACCCTGTTCGACAACGCATTCATCTGTAACGCGCAGAACCCAGGACTGTGGGCGGCGATGGTGGCAGGCGTCTAACGCAAGGATCAGGAGAGAGTGATGAACAAGCAACCAGAAATAAAACACTGCCCGTATTGTGGGGGTGCGGTGTACTTCAATCGTTCCGTGCCGCGCTGCCACAAATGCAGAGCGGTTTTCTTTGTGCAGTTTTCAAGATACATGAGGGCATCGCGAAAGGTGCCTAACACACACTGAATGCCGAAACCCACGTCCCCTAAGATTCAGTCCCCCACCCCAGAATGATCTTTAAAGCCATTTAAAAGACCCTCCTCCAGTATCCCCCTAGCATGGGATGACACTTTCAAGGAGGGTTCATCATGTCAAATCTGTTCCGCGCCCGCATGGCGGGTTGGCTGCTCATCAGCTTGGTTCTTACCATCATCATCGCTATCACTGCACCACAACAGCTTCTCGTTTCTCTCTACAAATTATCACTCATCACCAGCGCCGCCTGGGTAGCGTACTGGATCGACCGTAGTCTGTTTCCGTATGCACGGCCTGACGCCTTTCTGGATCAACAGCACCCTGTCGGCAACAATCCCGAACTTCATATCGTCAAGACTGAACTATCAGCTTTTGGGGTTGCACAGCTACGCCGCGCCCTCATCATCGCCGCCGCCATGATCGCCGTTGCGCTGGGGGCATGATGCGCTGGCCGCGTCTTACTCAGGAGCAACGGCAGGAGCTGTGGGCAACCGTGGCAATCGCCTGCCTTCTCCTCGTCATCGGCCTTCTCTGGTCAGGGTGCGCCAGCGCCGCAGAGATGCCCCGCGCCGCCCTCAAGTACCGCGCTGACCTTACCCGTGAAGCGCGGCAGGTGTGGGGGCTCAACGCTCCCATTCCTATCTTTGCGGCGCAAATCCATCAGGAGAGTGGCTGGAATCCGCAGGCAGTCAGCCGCGTCGGGGCCAAGGGCATGGCGCAGTTCATGCCTGCCACGGCGCGTTGGATCGCCACCATCGACCCGGCGCTGGCGAACGCTGAGGCCACCAATCCCCGTTGGGCCATCCGCGCCCTGGTTCGTTACGACGGCTGGCTGGTCAAACGGGTGCAGGGTGATTCCGAGTTCAACCTCTTATGGGCTGCGCTACGGGCCTACAACGGTGGGCTGGGACACTGGCAGATGGAGGCCAAGGTTGCGCAATCAACCCAACGCCAAGCGGTGGATGCTGCTTGCGGCCAAGCCAAGCGCCACGCCAGTTTCTGCCCTGAAAATCTGGGCTATCCCCACCGCATCCTCACCGTGTTGCAGCCCCTCTATCTCTCCTGGGGCCGTGGGGTGCAACTATGAACCTGCGCCTGATCGCCCTGCTGGCAGCGTTCTTCTCCGGCCTGCTGCTCTCCGCCTTTGTGGTGAATGACATCAAGAATGCTGACATCGCCGCCTTGAAGGCCGCCCACGCCCAACAACAGGCGGCGGCAGAGGCGGCTGCCCGGCAACGCCTGGAGGAGGCCACAGCCAGGGGTGATGATCTGGCCGCCCGTCTTGCCAAAACCGAAACCGCTCTCAACCAAAAAACTCTGGAGGTATCCCGTGAAATCGCCCGTGTCACTACTGGCCGCCCTTGCCTTGGGGCTGCTGCTGTCCGCCTGCTCAACAACCCCCGTGACGACATTGTCGCCGTGCCCCAAACCGCCAGCCAGCCTGATGCAGAGGATGGAGCCGTTGCCACCGATACCGACATCGCCAACTGGATCGCCAACGCCCAGGGCCAGTACGAAACCTGCCGCGCCCGGCTTGGCGCGCTGATCGACTGGTGGGGGCCAGAACATGACTGACATTTTCGACCGCGCCCAAGAGCGCGAAGAACAGATGCGCCAGGACGCCCTGGCCGAACAGGCTCGCCGCGCGCAGCCAACAACAAGTGAAAGCGCCACGCACTGCGCGTGCAGCAGGCCAATCCCGGAACCACGCCGTCAGGCGGTGCCCGGCGTACAAACCTGCATCGAATGCCAGACGCTGCTGGAGGGAGAGTGATGAAGATGGAGCTGGAACTCTGGCATCTGATTTTGATGTTGATTGCGTTTTTTGGGTGTGTTGCCGCCTTCGGCAAGATCTTGCTCGACCAGTTCGAGAAACGGGTACAGGAACGCTTCGTGGCCTATGAGTCACGGTTACAGGAACGCTTCGTGGCCTATGAGTCCATGCAGACGAACGAGCAAGACGCCATCAAAAAGAACACCGGCGCTGTGCAGGCGTTGGAGCGTGATTTCCTGAAATGGCAGGCCGAACTGCCCCTCCATTACGTGCGTCGTGAAGATTATGTGCGTGGGCAGAGCGTCATCGAAGCCAAGCTCGATGCCCTCTACAACAAACTCGAAGTAGTTCAAATGAAAGGGGCGAAGCATGATTGACCACGCCAAGGTGCGGCGCGAATCGATGCGCTGGAACATCCTCCTGATCCTCAACAACGCCCGCCCGGTAGGTGCCTACGAAGAGCTGGTGCTTACTACGTCACAATGCATCTACCCGGATGCCACGGCGTTGGAACTACGCCGAGAACTGGACTATCTGGCCGACCGCGAACTGGTCGATCTGACGAAGGAACCGGGCGGTCGCTGGTTCGCCGACCTGACGCGCTACGGCACCGACGTGGCTGAATACACCGTGGATTGCGATCCCGGTATCGCCCGCCCGACGAAGTACTGGTAATCGACGGTGGAACAATGCGAACCATGCACCTATTCGCCGGAGCGGGCGGCGGCTTGCTCTCCGATCTCATCCTCGGACATCAGCCAATCGTGGCCGTCGAATGGGATGCACATGCCTGCCGCGTGCTGCGGGAACGATCAGCAGAAGGATGGTTCCCAGGACTGCACGTCCATGAGGGTGACATCCGTGATTTCGACTTTTCCCCCTGGGCCCACTGCGTGGATCAACTCGCAGCGGGATTCCCTTGTCAGGATATTTCAGCAGCTGGCCGAGGCGCAGGCCTCGCAGGTGAGCGTAGCGGGCTTGTCTCTGAAGACTTCCGCGCCATCGACACCATCCGTCCGCCCCTTGTCTTCCTCGAAAACTCGCCACGCATCCGTACCAAAGGGCGCGATGTCGTCATCGGGCAACTGGTGGCGCGCGGATATTCCTGGTGCGACGGAGTCCTTGCCGCGTCTGATGTCGGTGCAGGCCATAAGCGAGATCGCTGGTGGCTGCTTGCTGCCAACGCTGACGGTCTGCGGAAACTGGAATCGCAAAGGGGCCTCGGAGAACTCCGGAGACGGGCTGGCGACCGCACTTCGTCTGATGCCGACGCTGTGCGCCGCGAACGCGAAACAAGGGGCGGACAACCGAGCAGGCCCAGGCAAGAAACATGGTGTCACCCTGCCATCGGCGCTCAAGAAACTCCCGACCCTTTGTTCTCGGGATTGGAAGAACTCGGGCGGAGCGATGCTGACGGAGCGAGGAAAGTACCGTCTTCCTACAGCGATGAAACACTTGCTGCCAACCGTCTGCACCACCGACTACAAGTCGCCGTACAGCACAGTGGGCTATCAAGCGCAGACGCTGAAACGATCGAAGCCGCTGCGCGATACGTTGGTGCACACGACTGGTCACCGCCTGACACCGGCATTTGCAGAGTGGTGGATGGGGTGGCCAATCGGATGGACCGCATCAAATGCGCTGGCAACGGACAAGTCCCGCTCCAAGCGGCAGCAGCATGGCTGATATTGAGTAAACGGAGAGGGTGATGGGAAAGAAAAGCACCGTCGAGACGCTGCCCAAGGCGGTCAAGGAATGGCTAGACCGCAACCTGGTCGAAAACAATTTCAGCGGCTACCAGTTGCTGGCCGAGGAGATGAAGGCGCGTGGCTACGATGTATCCAAGAGCGCCATTCACCGCTATGGGCAGGACTTTGAGAAGAGACTGCGTACCCTGAAGATGGTCACGGAACAAGCTCGCGCTGTCGTACAGGCTGCGCCGGATGAAGATGGCGCTGTCAATGACGCATTAGTCAGGCTCACTCAGGAAAAGCTGTTCAGTGTGCTGCTGGATATAGAGGTAGATCCTGAGAATGTGGACTTAACCAAGCTGGCCAAGGCCGTCGCTGAGTTGGGCAAAGCCTCTGTTCTTCAGAAACGCTGGCAGGCTGAGGCCCGACAAAAGGCATTGGCCGAGGCTGCCAATGCGGTGGGTGAAGCCGCCCAGGCTCAGGGCATGGATGCTGCCCAGGTTGATTTCTGGCGCGGCAAGGTGCTGGGGCTGAACAATGGCTAGCCTCGTCAAGCCGCTCGGTAACACCCTCCGGGTAATCGAGTGGGACGAACTTCCAGCGCGCGCCCGTGAAGTGCCCTTGGGGTTCAACCCATTGGCCGAGGGTGTCCTGATGCGCCATCAAGTGGCATGGCTCAATCTCAAGGCTTCCATCAAGGTCTCATCAAAAGGGCGCCGGACGGGCATCACCTTTGCCGAGGCCCTGGACGACACCATCAAGGCTGCGTCGCGGAAGAGCGCCGGGGGCGACAACGTCTTTTACATCGGTGACACCAAAGAGAAAGGGTTGGAGTTCATCGGTTACTCGGCGCGCTTCGCCCGGGTGATCGCGGAGGCTCAGGGCCAGGGTGTCTCCAACATCGAAGAGTTCCTGTTTGAAGATCAGGATGAGCAGGGCAACACCCGGCACATCACCAGCTATCGGATTCGTTTCGCTTCCGGATTCCAGATCGTGGCTCTCTCATCGCGCCCAGCCAACATTCGCGGTTTGCAGGGCAAGGTGGTGATCGATGAGGCTGCTTTCCACCCCGATGTGCAGGGAGTGCTGGATGCTGCCACCGCCTTGCTGATCTGGGGCGGAGAGATCGTCATCATCTCTTCTCACAACGGCAAGGCAAACCCGTTTAACCAGCTCATCAAGGATATTGAGGATGGACGCTATGGCGAGGACGCCGCTGTCTATCGCGTGACCTTTGATGACGCAGTAGCCAATGGGCTTTACGAGCGTGTTTGTCTGATGAAGGGATGGGAAGCCACTGCCGAGGGCAAGCAAAAGTGGTACGCCAAGATTCGTAATTCCTACGGGGTGCGGAAGGCGGCCATGCGGGAAGAGCTGGATGCGATTCCCCGCGACGGTAACGGGGTGTGTATTCCCGGCGTCTGGATCGATGAGGCCATGAACCATGATGGCCCGGTGCTGCGACTTGCCCTGGATGACGACTTTTCCAAGAAGAGCACCCATGAGCGTCAGTCTTACGCAGAGGACTGGATTGAGCGTTATTTGAAGCCGGAGCTGGCCAAGCTCGACCCGGAGGCCCGCCATTTCTTCGGTATGGACTTTGCCCGGCACCGGGACTTTTCAGTCACTGTCCCCCTTGCCTTGGCCCAAGGGCTGCGACGGCGTATCCCGTTTATGGTGGAGCTGCACAACGTGCCCACTCGGCAGCAGGAGCAGATCCTGTGGGCCACCATTCGCGGGCTACCGCGCTTCTCGGGTGGGGCGATGGACGCCACCGGCACCGGCGAAACACTGGCGGAATACACTGCCGATGAGTTCGGGCATAGCAGGGTGGCCCAGATCAAACTGAACCGCACCTGGTACGGCACCTGGATGCCCAAACTGATTCAGCGTTTTGAGGATGGCTCGGTCGATCTGCCCAAGGATGACAACGTCGCCCAGGACATTCGGGACATTGAGGAGATCGACGGCATTCCCATGGTGTTGGCAGTCCGCCGTGAAGACCTGAAAGACCCTGACCTGCAACGGCATGGCGACGCTGCCATTGGCCTGGCTTTGGCTGAATACGCCACCTATGAACTCAACAAGGGGCCGGTGCGGGTGAAATCACGCCGTCCCCGCGCCGCCTCAAGCATGACTAAAGGGTACACCGCATGAACAAGGTACAGATGAAATCCCTGGCGTCGCAAATCGCCACCCGCGCTAGATCGACTCAGTTCATCTCTGACTTGGGGTTGATGCTGCCTAACCCAGATCCTGTGCTCAAAAACATCGGCAAGGACATTGCGGTCTATCGTGAGCTGCGCTCTGACCCGCAGGTGGGCGGTAACATCCGGCGGCGCAAGGGGGCGGTGAAGGCGTTGGAGTGGGGCGTCAATGATGGGCAGGCCAAAGAAGGGACTGCCAAAATCGTTGCGAGGATGCTCGCCAATCTGGAGATGGATCGCATCATCTCGGAGATTCTGGAGGCCACCCTCTACGGCTATCAACCGCTGGAGGTGGTGTGGGGCAAGGTCGGTTCCTACCTCGTGCCAGTGGATATCATCGGCAAGCCGCCCGAGTGGTTCCGCTTCGACAATGAAAACCGGCTGCGGTTTCTCACCAAGGATGAACCAGTCTATGGCGAGCTGCTGCCCGAGCGCACGTTTCTACTCCCCAGGCAGGATGCCACCTACGACAACCCTTATGGGATGCCCGATCTTTCAATGTGCTTCTGGCCGACCACTTTCAAGAAAGGCGGTCTCAAATTCTGGGTGACGTTCGCGGAAAAATACGGCAGCCCTTGGGTGATCGGCAAAAACCCGCGCAATACGCCGCCCGAGGAGTCGGATGATCTGCTCGAACAGCTGGACGCCATGGTGCAGGATGCCGTGGTCGTGATTCCCGACGACTCCAGCGTGGAGATCAAGGAGGCCGCCGGGAAGTCATCCAGCGCTGATGTCTATGAGCGGCTGCTGATGTTCTGCCGCTCTGAAGTGAACTATGCGCTGCTCGGGCAGAACCAGACCTCCGAGGCCACTTCCAACCGTGCATCCGCCCAGGCTGGTTTGGAGGTGACACAAGACATCCGCGATGCCGATGCGCGCTTGGTGGAAGCTACCTTCAACACCCTGATCCGCTGGATTTGGGACTTCAATTTCAATGACGCCGCTCGGCCCGAGTTCTCCATGTGGGAACAGGAAGAGGTCGATAAGGTGCTGGCGGAGCGCGACAAGACGTTGACCGAGGCCGGTGTGGCCTTGACCCCGGCGTATTTCAAACGGGCTTATGGCTTTCAGGATGGTGATCTGGTGGAAACACCCACGCCACCTGTTGCTACAGCGGTTGCATTCGCTGAAGGTGGAGGCGACACCTTCCCGGATCAGGAAGCGCTTGATGCTGCGATGTCCAGCTTGGCTGATGGCCATCTTCAGGATCAGGCAGCGGCCATGCTCAAGCCGCTAATGCAGCTCATCAACGATTCCGCCGACTATGCCGAGGCGCTGGGCAAGATGGCTGCTCTGTTCCCCAAACTGGATACCACCAGCCTGGAGGAGGCGTTGACCCGCGCCATGTTTGTGGCCGAACTCTGGGGGCAGGTGAATGGCGACGATTGATCCCACCTTCGACCTGCTCTATGCGATGACCATGCCGCCCGCCGAGGCGGTGGCCTATTTCAAGCAGAAGGGGCTGAAGGTCAGCGAGAACTGGTATGACCTGTTGGGTGAGATTCACACCAAGGTCTTCACTGTGGCCAACTGCGCCAAGCTCGATGTGTTGCAAGTCATCCGTGATGAGACGACAAAGGCGATGAATGGGAACGTCAGCTTCGCCGAGTTCCAGAAGACATTGAAGCCGATCCTTCAAGAAAAAGGTTGGTGGGGCAAGGCCATCGATATGAATACTGGGGAGATCACCAAGATGTACCCAGGCACATCCAAGCCAGTCCAGTACGGTAGCCCGTGGCGGCTGAAGCTGATCTATGACGTGAATCTGCAAACCTCCTTCATGGCAGGTCGTCGTGCCCGCCAGCTGGAGAATGTGGAGAGCCGCCCTTACTGGCAGCGCATCGAGACCATGGATTCGCGCACCCGGCCCAGCCACCGCGTTCTAAATGGCCTGACATTCAGACATGACGATCCTTATTGGAACCATTTCTATCCGCCCGATGCGTATCGGTGTCGCGGCAGGGTACGTGCTCTTTCTGCTGATCAGGTGAGCAGTCAGAAGGTGACTGTTTCCAATAGTGCGGGCCGTTTGGACTTTGTTGATGTCCAGGTTTCAAAAACGAATCCAGAAGCTGGAACGGTCAAGGTCGCCAGATACATGCTGACACCGCCCGGTACTCCTCAGCAGCTCCGCCGATATGCACAAACAGACCCCGGATGGACGCACGCCCCAGGGGAAGGCTGGCAACCAAACCTCAATCGTTACGATGCCGATCTGGTCGATCAGTACCGCAAGGCGAAGAAATGAACGAGAGCTTCAAGGCGCTGACAGTCGGAAGTGAACAGTTCACGCGAACAATGGACTCCGTTGTCCGTTTTTCCCGTCGCCCCCGCTTGGCCATGCGCGACATGGCCGCCGTCCTGGAAGATCAGACCGAAGAAAACTTCGCCGCTCAGGGCCGCCCGAAGTGGAAGGAGTTGTCCGAAGCAACCCGATTCAAGCGGGTTGGCGGTCGCAAGGGTTACAAAAAGAACGGTGATCTGACCGTCCGATCCAAGCGAGTCCTGGAAGAGATGATGATCCTCCAGGATTCCGGTCTGCTGGCGGGCTCGGTCCACTCCCAATACGGTGATAACTATTCGATGATCGGCGCAGCCCGCCCCTATGCCCGTATCCAGCAGCTCGGTGGCAAAGCCGGTAAAGGCCGCAAAGTCACAATCACCGCCCGTCCCTATCTGCCATTTACGGCGGACTTCAAGTTGCAGCCAGAGGCGGAGAAGGAGCTACTCAAAACCGGCATGGATCACCTGAGCCAGTCAGCAGAATGATTTGTTGGGCGCGAGCCCGAGGAGAAGCGATGAACAAGCAAGTGATGATTTGCGGCGTCGATTGCCACCAAGGCGACGCCAACTGCACCGGGAAGGCAGACGAGCCGTCCGAGGCCACGGAGGCGATGGTCATTGATCGGGCGCGCGCGAAGGCACACCGAGCGCTGGATGATGCCGAAAAGGCTTGGTACGCCTACGCCGGGCTGTGCGAGGTAGGGCCGGACAGGACGAGGTAGGGCCGGACAGGACGAGGGCCTTCGACGTGTACGATAACGTAAGGATGGCGCGGCGGGTGTGACGCCCCAACGACATAGCGCCTTAATGTATTTTCACTGGCTGAAAATTGTTTTTAATCGACCCGTCCAATCTCTTCCCATTTCATCCCAGCCAGTCCCATTTATCTCGAACCCTTCCTATGGGATTATCTCGTTCCTCATCACAATGGAACTCCGCAGGTATAATGCGTTCACAAAATTATCTGTTTGAATAAGGAATGGTCGG